CAGGAACTGCAGCAAGGCGACTACGCCGACTGGGTTCAGCCCCTGGTGGGCCACGACCGCTGGGCTCACCTGCAGGTCATCGCCAGTGAGCGCCCCACCTGCTGCCGTGTTCGCCGCGTCGCTGGCACCTACGACACGGCCTACGTCGATGAAGCCGGCCGCCGCGTCCTGGCAGACCTCAAGAGCCTGGGTGAGAACGGCAGCACCTACAGCACCGCCGCACAGCTGGGCGGCTACATGGCGCTGGAAGCCACCCACGGGGTCCACTACGACGCCGGGCAGACGATCTGGTGTCGTCCTGGCCAGACGACCTTCTCACCGCTCTACAGCCGCTCTGAGTGCCTGCTGGCGTGGGCAGCGGCCTGGGCGACCTGGCGTGGTCGGCACCCTGAGCATTGAGGGCCAGGCTCAGACTCAGGAGTGCTGCCGCAGATTCGCAACACTCACGCTGGTCAGACCCCTAACTCGCTAAGGTCTAGAAACGAGAGGCGGCTAGCCTTTTGAAGCTGGGTCGGTCCTACCCGCAAGGCTGGACGCGGTGGTGCTTGTTGCTGATGCGAGCACCTGAAACCGTACTGGAGGCCCAGTTTCATTGAGCTCATGGGGTCACCGGGATTCCCCGGTCACCTCATCGGCAAAGGTCGGCCGGATTTCCGGCCAACGTCCACGCCGATACAAAACGGCCAACCCATTGACGGCTGGCCAGATGGTGTGCTTATGCTGTGGGAGTCCGGCAGCAGTGTCGGATTTCATCAAGCAGTACCAACCATGAACGCCTCAGGCCTCGTCGTCCGCACGTGGAACGACGCACCCATCAGCCGCCGCGACAGCGACGGTTACGCCGATGCCACGGCCATGTGCCATGCCAACGGCAAGCGCTGGAATCACTATCAGGAGAACGAACGCACAGCCGCCTACCTCGCCGCCCTGGGCGAGTCCCTGAACCTCCCCACCGATCAGCTGGTGCTCACCACCACCAGCGGGCCCAATCACCTCCGTGGCACCTGGATCCACCCGCGCCTTGCCGTCGACCTGGCGCGCTGGCTGTCCCCGCAGTTCGCCGTCTGGATGGATGGCTGGTTCCTCGAGGCAGCTGGGCAGGCGCAGGAGGCGGTGGCGCCGGTGGCAGACGGTTGGGATCACCCACGCTGGGAAGCGATCAGCAGGACGTCCAATGGTGAGCAGTGGCTTGCGACATCTGAGCGACTGCGCAAGGCGCAGCTGTTGCTCTGGCATGAAGAGCAACGAGCCGCTGGGCGCTCCATAGCCACCACCGTGGACCTTGGGGAATGGTTTGCCAGCAATCCCTTCGTTGATCAGATCAACCCTGGGAAAGGACCAGGGATCAACCGTGAAACCCTCAAGCAGATCAGCTCGCTGGTGGCAAAGCAGCTGTCCCGCACCGCCGCCATTGAGCCTGCTCCGACCCGGATGGAGGACCTGGCGGCGATGTCGGAATGGATCATCGAGGCAATCCACAGCCGCCGCAGCCGTCGCCTGACAGCCACCACGATCGACCTGGCCAACATGTCCAGCTGCAGTTGGTGTCGCGGCAGCATCAGCAATCGCCTGACAGAGCTACGCCGCCAGGGCCTGGTGACCAAACGCCACCTGGGCTGGCACCTGACCCCAGCAGCTGAACGACTGCTCGCCGCCGTCGTCTAACCAGACTGCTGACCGGCAATCCGTATACCCCTTGCCGGTCAGCCCCCTAACTCGCTAAGGTCAACCCGTCAGTCACCCACCCTCCCAACCATGCGCGACCTTCTCAGCCATCACCGCACCGGCGACGTTCTGCTCTCCGCCTTCTTTGCCGCACTGTTCACGGTCTTGATTCATGGTTGATCCTGCTCAGACTCCTAACCCTGACCAGCTGCTCACCACCATCACGGAGCTCAAGGTCGCCGCCGCTGAGATTCAGGAGCAGCTCACTAAGGCACTGGATCAGCTCACCCACCTGATGGACGAGTGCGAGATCGACAGCGCCTTCAAGTTCAACGACTGGAGCTTCTCCTCCACCAGCCGCACGACCTACAGCTATCCCGAAACGGTGCTGGGCATCGAGGCGCGCCTCAAGTCCGCCAAGAAGGCCGCCGAAGCTGATGGCAGCGCCACACCCAAGGTCGGTGCTCCCTACTGGACCATCCGCAGCCCCAAGCCATGAAGCAGCAGGCCACAACCAGCAGCCACATGGATCGCATGAGGATGAACCGCGGTCAGACATCCCCAGCGCGCCGCGAAGAAATCACCCGCGCAGTGCTCACCGCCAGCGTTGAGCTCAGTCACAACGAACTGGCGCGACAGGTGGGCGTAAGCCGCGAATGTGTGCGGCAAGTGCGCAGTGGTCAGCTCTATCGCAGCTATTGCCCAGACCTTCCGCGCCTGGCGCCTGGCGTCCTGCAGCTCAGCTGCAATGACTGCGTGCATTTCGTCCGCGAACGCCTGCGGCGCCGCGTCAATGGCATCGACCGCACCGGTGGCTGCGGGCTGGGTATCCCCGAATGCACTGAAGGCTTTGCCTTCGCGCGCGGCTGCGGCGCCTTCGCTCATGCGCTGGAGTCCGAAGCATGAACTGCCCTCATTGCGATCATCCCAAGTCCCGCGTCACCTCCACCAGGCGCGACACCATCGAGAGCGTCATCCGGCAACGCAACTGCTGCCTATGCGCCAAGGGCTGGCACACGCTCGAAGTGGAGCTACCCCGCGGCTCGGTCGCGCACACACATTCCACCGGTGAGCTGGAACGCCGCGCCGGCTTTCGTCAGGTCAACTTCTCATGAGCGACACACTCGACAACGTCCGCAAACGGCTGGAAGTGGTGATCCACGAAGCCGCCGCCGACCTTGAAGCTGAACGGTTTCACCGTGAACAGCAGCTGGCGCGAGCGATGGAAAACATGAGCCAGGAATCAGCCTGCCAAGCCGCCTACCGTGACGGCCGCCGTGATGAGCGCCATCGCTGCCAATGCCTAATCGATGATCACCTGGCCACCCTGCAGCGTGGCGGCATGAACGCCATGGCACTCCAGGCCCTGCGTAAGACGGTGGGGGAAGGATGAGCGAATACCGAGGCACCACCATCAGCGTGCACATCACCCGAACTGAGCAGCACCCAGTCTTTGGTGAAGGCGTCCTGCTCACCCTGGACGATGAAGGCGGCGGCGCCTTCCTGATCATTCAGGACACTTCCGACTGTGATGGCGGCAAGATCCGCCTTGAGCTCGGCGAGCTGGAGCAGTTGGTGATCGAAGCCAGGAAACTGCTTGCTGCAGTGGAGGAAGGATGACCAGCGCACTATCTGCCGCCATTCCACACACCCCGAACCACATCATCACCAGCTGGCTGCAGCTCGAGGACTACCTTGACCATTACGGCTCACGCGACGGCGTCAACTGCCTGCACGTCAATGAGCTCATGGATCTGTGGTGCTGCACTCAACCCACCGTCAGCCGTCGCTTGGCTGGGATCAACAAGGCCGGCCTGGCCATCATCGAGCGGGCAAATGGGTTTCATGGTGGTTGGTGGGTGAAGCGCTGATGGCCATCTCCTGGAAGCAGCTGGCCGCCATCCCAGACAGCACCATGAAGCAGCGCATCATCAAGGCGCTGGATGTTGAGGTGCCGCCTGAAGGTATCGCCAGGGACTTTCGGGAGAATGGCCTGCTGATCAGCGTTGTCGAAGGTGGCTTCACGCTGCTCGACATCAAGCACCATGACCCGGTCCTTGCTCGCACCTGCACCCCATACGCCACCGCCCGCGAAGTGGTGATCGCCTGCCGCTGGCCTGATGGCACCCCCACCGGCAATGCCATCAGGGAATGGCTGGGCCACTACGGCTACACCAGGCCTGGCAAGAAGGCCTCAGCAGTTCCTGCTGCTGTCGTCGCCACAGGCTTTGGCCCCGAATGCCATGAGGGCCTCGATGCCACTGATCCGAACTATCAGACCCGGGTGATCCTGTGACCCTGTTCGTCGTTGAAGGCCTGAGCCCAGCACCGCAGGGATCAAAGCGTCACGTGGGTGGTGGTCGCATGATCGAGAGCAGCGCCAAGGTCAAGCCCTGGAGAGAAGCCGTCCGCCAGGGCGCCCTAGCCACCGGCGCACCCATGACCGATCTGCCGGTGTTCGTTGGCCTGACCTTCCGCTTCACCAGGCCCAAAGGCCACCACAACAGCAAGGGTGAGCTCAAGCCGTCAGCACCCAGTCAGCACAGCACCAGGCCTGACATCGACAAGCTGGCACGCTCCACCCTGGATGGCCTTACCGGTGTGCTGTTCAGTGATGACAGCCAGGTGGCCGGCATGACCTGCTTCAAGGAGTACGCCAGCCATGGCCAGCGTGAGGGCGCCACGATCGATGTTCGGATCATGGGATGAGCAGCCCGCTGACCATGCACTGCACCATGACCCCCTATTGGGTCACGACCGCACCAGACCGCACCCGCACCCAGGACGTGCGCCTCATGGCCCGGTCGGCCTGGGCGGCGTGGTGGCTCCACAGGCGTCTGCATCCTGGGGTGGAGATCACGATGGTTCGGGAGGTGGGGTGATGAACATCAACGTCAGCATCGACAGCAAGGATCTGAATAAGGCCGCCTTGTGGCTTGCCACGATCAATGGCCAGATGCCTTACGCCACATCCCGTGCGCTCAACGATGCGGCCAAGGAAGCAGTCAAGGATCTCAACGCGTCAACCTCGACCTACTTCGACCGTCCAACTAAGTTCACGCAACGCGGCTATGCGGTCACGGGCTACAGCAACAAGAACAACCTCACGGCCACACTGAACCTCAGACCGATCCAGGCCAGCTACCTGGTGCCGTCGGTCAAGGGTGGCATCAGGCCCCAGCGACCATCGGAGCGCAAGCTACAAGGCGTGGCGGCATGGCGGCCAGGCCTTGGTGCCAGCCTGAACAGCAGCGGCAACATCAGCAAGGCGCAGGCGGTCAGAGCGCTCAAGGGTGGGCCGAGCCTCTTCCGCGTTGATGGCGCCAAAGGCAAGCTCAAGCCTGGCATCTACCAGCGGATGGCCAAAGGGAAGATCAAGAACATCCTGAGCTTCAACGCCCTGCCCAACATTCAACGCCGCTGGCCGATTGATCGGATCAGCAGCGCGAGCATCGAGCGGCATCTACCTGCTCGGCTCAACCACTGGATAGAGCAGGCGATCAAGCCAAAGTGAGTACAAGACCCCTTGCGGCACGGGGCTTGGGGGTCTCAGGGTCCTCCCAAGGGGTCATGGCCCGAGGGTAAACTCGCGCTCGGTCAATTTTTAGCGGCAGGCCGCCAACCCTCCTAACCATGGCCCCCTTTGTCAGTCGATCCCCGACCCAGTTAGGCGGAAGTTAGGGGATCGTTAGCCTAACTGGACCGACCTAACGATCTGTAGCGAGTGCCAGAGCTTCTCAAGCCTGCGGAGTTTGCTGCCATCAAAGGCGTGAGCAAGCCAACGGTGCATGAAGCCATGAAGGCGCGCATCGCCGCCGCGATCGTTGAGGTCAATGGCCGCCGGCTGCTGAATCGGGATCTGGCGCTGGAGCTCTGGGACGCGAACACCCGCCGCAACAACAACACAAAGACGGGCCTCCCGGCCGATCGCAAAACGGCAGAGCGCAAGACTCGCCAGCTCAATCCAGATCCACCACCACCGGCCAGCCTCCCCACAAACAAGCAGCTCCTGGCGCTGGTGCAGGGGCTGCCAGAGGATCAAGTTCCTGATCTGATCGACAGCCAGCGGCGCAAGGAGCACTACCTCGCTGAGCGCGCCAAAGTCGCGGCACTACGGGAGCGTGAGGAGGTGGTCACAGCGGACCAAGTGAAGGCCGAAGCGTTCGCTCAGGCGCGGGCGGTGCGCGATGCCCTGCTGGGCCTGGCTGATCGACTGGCGCCGATGCTGGCGGCCACCACCGATGCGCGCGAGTGCCACCGGCTGCTGACCGAAGAGCACCGGGTGGCGCTGCGGGGTCTGGCCAATGGCTGATGCAGCAACGGTCTACCGGCAGGCCTTCAGTGATGGCCTGATGCCACCGGCTGCCATGACGGTGAGCGAGTGGGCGGACGCGCATCGGATCCTGAGCGGCAAGGGCTCAGCTGAAAAGGGACCATGGCGCACGGTGCGCACGCCTTACCTGAAGGAGCCGATGGATTGCCTGAGTCCCAGCGATCCAATCCGCCGGGTGGTGCTGATGTTCGGCAGCCAGATGGGCAAGACCGAGGTGGTGTTGAACTGGCTGGGCTCGATCATCCACCTATGGCCCGGGCCGATGCTGCTGGTGCAGCCAACCCTGGACATGGCGAAGCGTCTGAACCGCCAGCGCCTGGAGCCGCTGCTCAGGGAAACACCGGTGCTGGCCGATCGGATCGCGCCGGCTCGATCCAGGGACAGCGGCAACACCATGTTCCTGAAGGAGTTTGTGGGTGGTCTTTTCGTTGTCACCGGCGCCAACAGTGCCAGCGGCCTGCAGTCGATGCCGGCCGCCTACCTCGCCGCCGATGAGGTGAGCTCCTACCCGCTGGAGGCCGATGACAAAGGCGACCCGCTGGAGAACGCGGAAGCCAGAACGCGCACCTTCCCGATGGGCAAGGTGCTGATCACCAGCACCCCCGGCACTCGCGGGGCCTGCCGGATCACCGAGCAGTTTGAGCGCCGCTCAGACCAGCGCCGCTATGCCGCCTTCATGCCGTGCTGCGGCGCCAGGGAGGTGCTGCGCTGGCGCGAGCACATGGTGTGGGATCGGCCGGATGGCGAGGTGTGGTGCCAATGCCCAGCCTGCGGCGAGCGGATCGCGCAGCACCACAAGACCACCATGCTTGCCGGTGCCGAATGGCGAGCGCACGCTGCAGGCGATGGCCAGACCGCCGGCTTCCACCTGCCGTCCTGGTATGCCCCGGCCGGCTGGACACCGTGGGAGCAGGTCCGCGATGAGTTCCTGCGGGCCAAGGGTGACCCGCTGCTGCTGAAGGGCTGGGTCAACAAGCACGCCGCCGAAGCCTGGGAAGACGAGGCGGTGGCACGGATCAATGCCGATGGCCTGATGGAGCGCGCCGCGCTGAACCCGTACCCCACCGGCCATTGCCCTGATGGCGTGCTGCTGCTGCTTGCTGCTGTTGACGTGCAGGACACCTGGCTTGAGGTGTCGGTCTGGGGCGTCGGCCGCGGGGATGAAAGCTGGCTGATCTGGCACCAGAAGATTGAGGGCGATCCGGCCCAGGCTGAACCGTGGGAGCAGATCGACACCATTCGCCGGACGGAATGGCCCCGTGAAGGCGGCGGCATCCTGACGATTCGCCACACCGCAGTTGACACCGGCGGCCACTTCACCCAGGAGGCCTATGAGTTCTGCCGCCAGCGGGCACGGGAGGGCGTGGTTGCGATCAAGGGCAGCAGCACCAGGGCGGCGCCGGCTCTGGGCAAGGGCAGCAAGCAGGACGTGAACTGGAAAGGCCGCATGGTGAAGGGCGGCGTGACCCTGTTCATGGTCGGCACTGACACCCTGAAGCGCACCATTTACGCCCGCCTGAAGATCGATCAGCCAGGGCCAGGCTTCATTCATTTCGGCCAGAACGCTACCGACGGCTACCTCGAGGGCCTGACCTGTGAGCGGCTGGTGCCGCGCACGGTGAAGGGCTTCCAGGTGCTGGAGTGGCAGAAGCCAAGCGGCGCCCGCAACGAACCCCTGGACCTGAAGGTCTACTGCCTGGCGATGCTGGAGCTCGTGAAGCGCCGCTACAACCGCGCCACCATGTGGGATCAGCTGGAAGCGCAGGTGAGCGGCATGATCCCCAGCCAGCCAGCACCACCCACCACCCAAGCCAGCCAGCCCACTACTGCCTGGCTGAACAAGCCTGGCCGCAGTGGCTGGCTGCGTCGGTAGCCTGAGCCATGGCCTACACCTCCACCCAGCTGGCGGATCTTCGCGCCGCAATCGCCGAGGGCGTGCTGTCCGTCAGGTTCAGTGATGGCCGGCAGCTGACCTATCGCAGCCTGGACGAGATGCGCCGCATTGAAGCGACCATGGCGGCCGAGCTGGAGTCCAGCACCAACGTGAGAATTAAGCGCACCTACTTCGGAATGCAGAGGTGCAGCTGATGGCGAAACGCAAGGGCCGCCAGGACCTGGCTGGGTTCCGCCAGACGCTGGCTGAGTTTGAAGCGGCCAAGCAAACCAGGCGGACGGATGGCTGGTGGGCCACCAACAGCGGCCCCAACTCCGATCTGCGGACCGCCTGGTATTGGCTGGTCAAGCGGCACCAGGACCTGGCGGATAACGACGCCTACGCCAGCCGTGCCATCGGCGTGATCGTCAACAACTGGATTGGCGACGGTGTGATGAGCACGCCGTTGGGCGCCACCAAGCGTTACAACCAGTCGTGGAAGCGTTGGTGTGATTCGCCAAGCGGTGATTTCTATGGCGTGCACGACTGGTTTGGAAATCAGGCCGTAGGTGCCAGGACCACCGCCGTTCGTGGCGCCGTGCTGCTGCGCAAGCGGGTGAACCCGGCACTGCTGGACGAGGGCCTGGTGCCACTGGAGGTGCAGATGCTCGAGCCGGATTGGCTCGATTTCAACAAGGACAACGGCGTCGACATCCTGTTTGGCCAGCAGTTCGACAACGACGGCCGGCTGCAGGGGTACTGGATCCGCGACAAGCACCCAGGCGAATCGGTGCTGAACACCGGCGTCAGGATTCAGTCTTCGTTCGTGCCAAAGGCTGAGATCAGCCTGCATTACGACAGCCGCCGCGCCGGTCAGCGCATGGGCCTGCCGTTTGGCACGGCAGCAATCATGACCCTGCGGGACATGGGCGACATCCGCGCCGCACAGCAGATGAAGGACAAGATCAGCGCCTGCTTCTTCGGCGTCGTCACCGACCTGGATGGTGAGCAGGACCCCAACAGCACTGGCATTGCCTTCGACACCATCGAGCCTGGAGCCGTCGAGCACCTACCACCAGGTCGCAACTTCCAGGCCTTCAGCCCGCCCAGCTCTGGTGATTTCGTCAGCACCCACCGGGAGTACGCACACGCCGTGGCAGCTGCCTACGAGATCACTTATGAGAGCCTCACCGGCGATCTGAGCAATGTGAACTTCAGCAGCTTCCGCGGTGGTTGGCTGGAGTTCAGCCGGCGGATCGCCTACCTGCGCGGCAAGGTGACCGTGCCAGGAATGCTGAACCCGGTGTGCCGCTGGCATGACGAGCTGGCGCGAATGAGCGGGCTGCTCAAGGGCCCGATGGAGTGGACCCACACCCCGCCACGCCGCGAGATGATCGATCCGACCCGAGAGATCCCGGCGCTGATCGATGCCGTCAGGGCCGGCATCATGTCGCTCAGTGAGGTGCAGCGCAGCTTCGGTTATGTGCCCGAGGAGGTGATCGCTGAGCTGGCACTGGACGTGAGCCGCGCCAGGGATTCCGGGCTCACCCTGTCGATCGATCCCGGCATGGTCAGCGACTCCGGGGTGATGCAGGCCGGGCAGATGGCAGGCCCAGCAGCAGACACCACTGAAGACCCTGCTGCACCCTGACCGACTCAGGCTCCGTAGCCTGACTCATTGATTGCAGTGGCGACAGTGGCAG